GGGCCTGGCCGGGGGTGATTTCAATGAAGCCGGTGAGGGTGGTACCGGTGGCCAAACTCACCACCAGCTCAAACCGGTATTTGCCCGCTTTGTCGAGCTTGTAGGCCGGCATACTCTCCAGCTCCCCGGGCACGGGCAGAACCTGGCTGCTGCCGGGCTCATACACCCTCCAGCCGTAGCCGGTCACGTTGGGCAGGGCCACAACGCCGCGGGCCATCCGGTACGCGGCGGCCAGGCTAATGGTATCCCCCACCAGGGGCGTGCCGGCGCCGGCGTAGGAGAGGGCCAGCGTAACGTCCGGGGAGTAGGCAAAGAACAGGGTTACCCCCCCGCTGCTGGCCTCCAGTCCATCGTTGTACGTGGCCAGGTCGGCCGGCTTGACGTACCAGTAAAGGCTGGGCTTTTCGGTACCGTAGGCGTCCAGCAGGATGCCATTATAGCCGGCTTCGAAGTAGGAAAAGTTTCGGATGATCGCGGCGGCCAGGCTCTCCAGGGAGGCCTGCATGGGGGCCAGGTTGCCGGGCGTGTAGACGTAGCCGGCAGGGGTGGCCAGGAACTCGGTGGCCGTGCCGGCAGGGTTGGCAGAGGCCACCAGTTTGATGCCGTTGATGGTCAGAAAGGCGCCGGCCGGCAGCTCGGTGGCGCCCATCACGTTCCATTTACGGGAACTGTTGGGGAGGATGATCAGCATGGCAGGTAGGGTTTACTCAGTCCACTGGGAAAAATCGTGGCACACGTCGAGGGAGTCCAGGATATTGAACTCCGTGCGCCACCCGTACAGGTTGTCAACCCACAGCGGGCTGATTGCCTCGGTAACTACCTGGTTAAAGTCAATGCGGAAATTCATTTGCCGGGCCTCCTTTTTCATGCGGGCCAAAAAGGCAAGGGTCCACTTTTGCGTTTCCACCCACGCCCGATCCTGGTCCTGGGGATCATCGGTTTTGCACTGGGTGGCAATGATAAAAGCCCCCATTGGGGTGCCCACAATGTTGCCGGCCTGTTCCCCGAACTTAAAGCCGGGCGTCTCCAGCCAGAAAAATGGGTACTCTATTTCGCTCCGGGAATCGGCAATGATGCGTTCGCTGGGCCCGTGGGCAAAGTGCTTTATGGCGTTGTGTTTGCCGGCCAGGGTACGGAAGTAAGCCAGGTAGTTCTCCAGCAGGGTGAGGTGCTTATCCATGAATCCAAATAGTCTAATTGTCTAGCTGTGAGTTTTCTCTAATTTTTTCAGTTCGTAATGCTGGTGCACCAGGTACATGAGCACCGTATGGATGGGGGTGGCCGATACCTTTTCGAAGTCGCCAAAGGCGCCACCGGTGGCCAGGTCGAAGATGATCGCAAACCAGCCCAGCCCGCTCTGGCCAGTGGGCTGGGAGGTGTTGGAGGACTTGCCGCTCTGGGGCTCCTGAAACAGGATTTTGAAGGATTCCACCACGTGGCGCTGCCGGCCCACCCAGTATTGGAGCACCACGATCCTGAGGCCCAGGGGCAGGCTCCTGAATGCCTTTTGCCGGGCGTTGGCCGTGCCCTGGTTGTAGGCCTCCCGCACGTCGGCCAGGGAGTTGTGGCCGGCCGGCCGGCAGAGGGTGGCCACCAGCCCATCCAGGGCCTGGGTATCGCCGGCGCTGAGGAACTTCCTTAGAAACGAATCGGCCACGGCGTACTCCCCCAGCGTGACGTGCTGGAGGTCGGGGGCCGGCAGGTGGTAGGTTTTGCCCTCATGCACAAAGTGCTCCACCGGGCAGGTGCTCATGGGCAGGGTCCAGAGCCATTCGATGGTTTGCAGCAAATCGTAAATCTGCCCCTCGGTGAGTTTCTTCAGCAGGCTCATGGGCGCCGGCACCAGGTGGCGGAACACCTGCCACTTTACGGCCGGGGTGAGTTGGGAGGCGTACACTAGCTGGGCCACGGCCAGGAGCTGGGCATCCGTGAGCTCCTCCCAGGTGCTGGGGCTCATATAATTGCGCTCACCAATGGTAATTTTGTGCATGGACCTTAAACAGTGTTTAATCTCTGGAGCTACTTTGCCAGGGAAAAGAGGGTAAGGAGCCCCAGGCTCACCCCCCCCAGGGTTTTTAAAAATCGGTTTTTGCCTTTGAGTTTGCGGATCTGCTCCCGCTGTTGCACCAGCACGGCATCCTGGGCCTGGAGCAGGGCCTGCTGCTCCCGGATGAGGGCCTCCCGGGATTTGGTCCGGTCCCGCTCCAGGGCCAGCGTTTGCTCCTTTTTCTCAACGGCCAGGGTCAGCTCCACCAGGCTGGCCTCATGCTGCTGGATGATGAGGGCCTGGCTGCTTACGGTGCGGTCCCTATACTGGAGTTGCGTGAGGCGTTTGAGGATCTGCTGGGCCTGGACCTGGGTAAATGCGTGTACCGTGTCGCCTTTGTAAAGCAGCTTCAGGGGGGTGAGGTCCACGTCCTGGGCCGCGCTGCCGGCCGCCGACAGCAGCAGCAGCAGCAACATGATCAGCGTTCTCATCATTTGAGCCCCCGGAAAAATTCGGTTATCTCATCGTTGTTCAGCGTGTCAATGCCGCGGAGGGCCTTTTTCTCACTTACCTGAAGCTGCCGGATTGCCTCTTTGAGCAGGCCCACCTGCCGGGCCCTTTCCTCACTCCTGGCCAGCAGGATCACCACGTCGGCATCCAGCTCCTGAATTTTCTTATCCCGCTCCCGGTCCTGCTCGGCAATGGTTTTTTTGAGGCTCTCCACCTGGTTGCGGAGTGTATCCAGGTTTTGCCCGGTTTGCTGCTGGCTGTTTTCCAGCTTGATGGCCCGGTACTCATGGCGTACAATCATCACCAGGAACACCACCAGGGCCACGCCCAGGGCCAGGTGGGTCTCCACCCGGCTAAAGTCAATCATTCGTTTGATGCTCTCCCACCTCCTCAGCAGGAGGCTCAGCAGGAAATGGCGGATCTTGCTCATCATTTTTCTGTTTGTGTATGCTCGTTTTTACTTTACTCTCCATGAACTCAGCCAGTTGAGGAGTTACCCATCCCAGCTTACTCACGTACTTGGTGATCATTATGGCCAGGGTACCGAACAGCAAAGCCAGCACCCCCTGGGGCATCCAGAACAGCACGGTGGAAAACCTGGCAATGCCGCTTGCCATGAACAACATGATCAGCGCGCCGGCAGTATTTTGCAGCACCCTCAGCGTTTTTTTGCGGGTCGAGAGCAGGGAGAACTGGCCGGCCTTCCAGTCGCAACCCAGCTCCAGGATGAGGCCCAGGTGGTACAGCGAAAACATAAACCAGATCATTTCGGGCTTGTCCCAAATGTAGCGTTCAATCAACCCGTTCAGGAGCACGTAAAGCCCCCCCAGAGCCACCCCCAGGCTGCTCAATTCGTGCGTTTTCATACTCTGAATGATGGTTTATTGCTGTTGTCTTTGAGTTTGGTGGGCCGTAGCTGGCCGGGTTGCGGGGCTTCATAGGCCGGGCTCTGCTCAAACTCGGGGAGCTGGGCCACGTGCTGCTGGAGGTAATGCTTTGCCGTGGCCAGGTACTGGGTGGCCAGGGATAGGGCTTTGGTGTACCTCATGCGCCGCTCCTCCTCCTTTGTGTTGAGCCGCTCCCGGATGCCGTCATGATCAGCCAGCAGCCGGAACCCGGCGCCGTTGAGCTGAAGGGCCAGCTCGGGCAGGGCCTCCAGCATGGCATACTGGGCCAGGGCTTTGGCCAGGTGGCCGGCCGCGGTTTTGTACTCCTTCACGCCGTCGGGCGGGTCGAGGATTTTGTCCAGCAGATCCTGCCCGGTGAGGGGCAGAATGTAGAGATCCGTGGCGCGCACCAAGTAGGGCCTCAGGGCCAGGAATGCCCGGCGTGAGTTACTGATGGGAACGTGCTTATTGAGCTCACCGGTGGAGTTGATGAGCAGCTCCCGCGAGAGGGTAAACTCATCGGAGGCCATCCACGTGGGAAACTCATCGGCGTAACGCTCCAGGTGCAGAAGGAACTGATCCAGGTAGGTGTCCCCGTTGGTGGCCGTGACGGTCTCCAGGTTGTAAAAATTCCACTGCCGTATGGGGGTGGAGTTTGTTATATCAACCTCCACCACGCCCAGATCACCGATTTGCACCACCAGGAACGGCAGGGCCTCCAGCAGGGCGTAATACGCCACCGACCGCTGGAGCAGGGTGATGGCCAGGGCCTGGTGCTCCTGGGCCGGCTCCTGGGCGGCCAGGGCCAGATCCCGGAGCTCCTCATAAAACTCCAGGCCTATGCTGGGGATAATGTACTTTGCGGCGGCCTGGTCCACGTAGGGCATAATGGTGCCCTCACTGAGCTTTTTCTGCACCCCGGCCAGGTGTTTCTTTAGTTGGCTTACGTCTTTGAACATGGCAGCTTATTGGTTTTGATTGGCCACCTTTTGCTGGCCGTTGGGGTTCTCCTCCAGGGTCGTGAGCTCCATATCCTCAAAGCCCACAAAGTGCTCAGCATTCCACTTGTTGAGTTTCTTCACCACCCGGTTGAGGGGCTCCAGCAGGATCTGCCGTTTGTTGGGAGTACGCAGGGCAATGTGGAGCTGGTAACTGATTCGCTTCTCACTGCCCGAACCGCCCAGCCGGCCGCCCGTGTCAATGGATGCCAGCGAGGGGTCAATGCCGTGCCCGCTTGTCTGGGCAATGTTTGCCGCTTTGTCCAGGTTCACGTATGCCTCATCACTCATATTGTTGGGGATGGCCGTGATCTTCCAGCCGGGCATGGGCTTGCCCATTGAATCGGTGGCGTACTTGGAAATAAATGCCTTGTCGGGGTTTTCCACGCCGGCCAACCATTTATTGAAATCTGCCATGAGCTCCTCCTCGGCCTCCTGCTGCTTCTCGGGCTCACCGAACTGCTCAAAGTAGGTAAGCGGAATTTCAATGTGGTACTTGATATTGTACCCGTTCTGGAGCCCGTTGATGTGGAAAATGGGGATGAGGTTAGATACTTTCGTCCAGGCCTCCGTGCCCCACCAGGGGGGGGTGGGATAGTAGATTTGCCCGGGTACCTCCTCCCGGGAGTGATAGATGAAATCCCCGAATTTAGCCGGGTCCCGCGGGTCGAATGCCGGCAGGGTGATGAGCTCGGACACACTCCGGTAATTCTCCCAATCGGCGTGCAAGTAGTATTTTTCGATCCGGCTCTTGCCTTTGGCAATGCGCTGGGCGCGCACGTCCGTACAGTCGTGGCAAAGCAAGGTTTCCACCTTTTTGTTAGGGGCCAGGCCGAACTGGGCAAACGCGGAAAAGAACATTTCCAGGTTATAGCTGGCCCGCCTCATGTACCTGGTGGCGTCGAGCATTTCCAGATCCTCCTCTATTTGGGCATCCAGCACGGGCTCCAGTTGAATCTTTGGCCGGCCGTTTTTGGGGTCGGTGGTGATGGCGCGTTTGAACACGCCCAGCCGGCTGCCCAGCAAAAAATCCCTGCTGGTGTAAATGAGCTGGGGCTTCAGGTGGTTGGCGGCCACCAGGCGGAGCATACGCTGGGGTTTGAGGTTGTCCTTTCCCCACTTTGCTATATCCACCTCCCCGGTGCTGGTGCCATCGGAGGCCTCCCCGTCTATCACGTCCCGGCGCTGGCCACTGGTGAGCTCCACCACGGCGCCGGCGCCTTTGAGCACGTACCACCGTTTGCCTTCATGGTTGATTTTCTGCACTCCGTTGAGCTCAGCCATTGGCCACCTCCTTACTAAAAATTACCAGCATGGAGGGAAAGGGGGCGTTATTTTTGGAGCCGCCGAACTTCAGCCGGCCCTTGATAAATCGTACTTCAGCTTTGCCCAGGATGTAGTCATGGAACCACCGGGTATCCGTACGTGCCGGCAGCAGGCAAACCACTTTGGCCCCCTCCAGGCTGGAGGTGTAGGCCTTTTTCACCCACTGGCCAATGGTGCGGCCGTAGGGGGGGTTCATCCAGCAGGTGCCCACCCAGGACTGCCTCAGGCCATCCACGGCCGGGGTATAGTAGTGCCGGCACTTGGCATTTTCCGGCAGCGCGCACACGTCAACGGTAAAACCAAACTCAGCATTTACCTCATCAAAGTATTGCTGATCGGTGGCCCACTGGTCTGTATTGCTGGTAAAGAGTCCTTTGTTTAGCATTAGTGCCGTACCTCCTTACCGTTGTAATGGGTGATGAGGGCGATTTTTACGGCAAAGTGTTTTTCTCCCAGGTCGTCCCACAGCAGCAGCACCCCTTTCTCCTTCACCTTGTAGCGGAACCCACCGGCGCCTTTGGTGGGCAGGGTGGTGCCGCTTTTGCGCACCCGCTGCTTTGCCCCGGGGGTACCGTCCGTTTTGACGTAGGCAATGGAAAAGTAATGGGGCTGCCCATCCCGTACATCCTGGTTAATTTCGGCCAGCACGGCCCTCAGTGTGAACATGGCAATTGCGTTTTACTGGGGGCAAAGCAAAGGCAATTGCTACCTGGAGAGTAGGACCAAAACGGCACCGGTGGCCAGGCCTGGAAATTGTGGGGCGTTTCGCATGGGCGGGAGTGGCAAGTGGCTCACCGTGAAGGAAAAAGGGTGGCAATTACCCCTAAAAATTCGCATTTGCGCACGTCGAGGTGCGCGCCCTTTACCAATTTGGCAATTGGAAACCGGCAATTTTTGCTGAAAATATGAATCAGAGGGGTGGAGCACCAGGTGCGGGGGGTGGAGCACCACGTGCACGTGCGTGAGGCAATGGCTCACTTTGCTTAGCTTTGGGGCATGGAGGACCTGGCAAACACTGTAATTGCCATCGTGCTGCTGGCCCTGGGGTGGCGCCTCATGCGCCGGGTGTTCAAAGTGTAGCCCAGGGGGGCTGCTCACTGGGGTAGGCGCGCACGGCGGCCCGCTCGGTTTAGGTACCTTGTCCGGTTCGAGTCCGGCAGGGGCAGCTCCCCCCGGGCACCAAAACAAACACCCCACCAGGTGCTGCACGTGGCAGCACCTGGTGGGGTGGGGGTAGGCGGCCGGCCGGTTACCTGCCCAGGAACCTAACTTTGTAGGGTATGGCCTGGCCGAACCGTGCGGCGTACTTACGGTACAGGATGTTATCAAAGCAATCAGAGAGGTGGGTGGCACGCTCCTGGGCAATGAGCTGGCTCTCGTTACGCTTATCCTTTTTCCAGTCGGGCAGGATGGGCGTACTCTCTATACTGATGATCACGTACTTGCACGTGTTCTGATTGAGCCGCACGATGGGCAGCCGCGGGTTAGTCTCGCCCAGGATCTCGTTTATCACCAGGTGCTTTAACCGGTGGTCAGGGTCCAGGCCCAGCTCCATGAGCTTTACCTTCCACCCTGCCTTTATGAGTTTGTCCTGGATCTGCTGGTAATAGGTTTTATCGTTGCCCGGGTTGCGGTTGTTGCCGTTGCGGTCCCCGTAGATGATGAGCTCCTTGCACTTATGGGAGGCGTAGGTGCTCACAAACAGCTCACAAAGGGCGTCCACCAGGTTGGTATTGGACTGTTTGACGTACAGGGCGTTTACCACGCGGAACTCCCGGCCGTGCTCCTGGCAGACGATCATGGAGGTGAATGCGGCGTTAAAGTCCCAACTCGTTTCCAGGGGCCGGCTGCTGTCGGTGTCGTTGTTGGTAGACAGCCAGAGGCCGGCAGCATCATCATACTGGTAATAAAACGTGTTGAACCGGGCGTGTTTTTCGGCGCTGAATGCCGGGTAAAAGCAGTTTGGGAGCTTACGGAGGCGTTTGTTCAATACCTCCACGTCAAACTCCAGTTTGCTCATTTCCTGCTGGAGGTCGAGGATGTACTCCTCCCCCAGGACCTCCAAATTATCGTAGGCAGTGGCCTCCTGATAGTAGTATTGCAGGGGCTTCTCCTTCATTAGCTCCTCAAAGTCGTAAACCCACTGCCCTGCCGGCAGCCAGGCCGCGGAGGTGTAGTAAGTGAAGGATTGAAAGAGGGGATGGGAAAACCGGTGTTTGTTGCCCCGGATCGAGGGCCTGAGAACCTTGCTGATCACCTCCTTTTTCATTAGGGCCGCCTCATCAATGTCCCCCCCATCATAATTCCCGCCCCGCGCCGTGTCCCCGCCCCGGTCCATGCTGAGCAGCTCCAGGGTGTAGCCATTTATGAAAGTAATGATGTTTTCGTAGTTGCGGGGCACCTGGTAGGGCTTCACCCAGTCCTCGGGTGGCCGGGTGCATACCACGTAATGCCCGGCCGGCTTTTTCTCCTTTTTGTTGTACTCCTTCAGCCCGATCTGGCTCCAGGCATCCATTGCGCTGGGCAGCGTCTTGGTGAGGAGCTGGTTATAGGTGAGCCCGGCCAGGAAACGCTTTGCCCGGGGCAGGTAGTTGGCGCAAAGTCGGTTGTGAATGCCCAGGGTGGTGGTTTTGCCCGAACCGCGGCCCCCCACCAGCCCTTTACGCTTTGCCGGGCTCTGCAAAAATTCCAGTTGTTTGGCGTTGACGTAGTGCTCCCGGGGAGCCCGTTGGCTACTCTGTTTCTTCGAACTCAACATATTCCCCCCCTTCGAAGTCGTTAGTCATTTGCTTTTTGAGTGCGGCCGGGTTGGTCGTGAAGGAAATGGGCACGGGAATGAGGAACGTTTTCGGGTCCACCCCGCCATCCTCATCCAGCAGCCGCTGGAGCTTGGTTACATTCTCCAGGGCCCGGTTGGCATTCATAAAATCCTCGGCCGCTACTGCCTTTCGGTGGATTCGCATGAAGTTCTCCACCATGATCTGCCGTAGGCCCTCTTTGTCGAGGCTGGCCAGGGCACCGTACAGGGCCACGGCGTCCTGCACAATGCGGTAAGCCTGGGATTCGCTCACCTCATACTCCCGGATGAGGCCGTGCACCACCTTTCGGTGAGAATAGCCTCCGGAGAGCCAGCCAAAGGCTTTGCGGAATTTCTGGAGCTGTTCCTGCTCCTTTTTGCGGAGTTTGGTGCCGCTGAAAAGATGATCGCGGTACCGGTCGAGCCGGTCACCCGCGGGAATGAGGTCGGTGCTCATTAAAAAGGTGTTTCCCAAAGGTGGCACCGTGCCCAGTTGCGAGAGTAGGACCGAAAGGGGCAGGGGGGAGGGTCGAGGGGGGCCAAATTTTATTTCCTGCACCAGGTGGCAGTACTGCCTGCTGGCAGCTCCGCGGGCGGAATATTATTCGGCGCTGCGGGCGCTGTAGGCACCGGTACCCTGATCAGTGAGGTGCATAAAATTTGGTGCTGCAACGTCGGCCGCACGTTACGGCCGCCGCGATCGCGGAATTAAATTTTGTTTACTTTTGAAGCCTCCCAACGGAGCCAGCCAGGTAATGGCTGAGAGCAGGGAGCCCGGCCGGGAGTGGCCGGGCACTCCCGTTTAAAGGGGGGGACACAAAAAAGGAGCCCCCAGGTGGGAGGCTCCGGCATTCAATTCACCTGTTCAACACTCATTTAGATGGGCAGCAGGTAGCGGATCAGCCTGGCCGTTTTGAGGCCCAGGCTCACCAGCCACCAGTGGAGCCGGTACATTTTTGTAGCCCTCAGGAGCTTCATGGCAAAAACGGGGTCGGTGCGGATGCGGAGCTGCACCAGCCGATCATTGGGCCAGTCCTGGGAATGGAAAAAATTGCAGGTGGGGCAGTACGGCGTTTTGATGTGCTCCGGGTTGAAGCTAACCCGGTAACAGATCCAGCACTTTATGCCCTTTCGCCCCCGGTACCGGCCACCGGCGCCCGGGGTGTTGCTGCCCACCAGGTCAAACGTCCGTTTCATTGCCCCGGTCTTTGTTGAATTGATCGAAAGAGGCATAAACCTGCTCCATATCACTCATCACCTGGATATGGTCCGCCCGGTACCGGCGCCGCTGGTAAAGCGTTTGCACGGCCATGCACAAGGCCGCCACCCCCAGAAAGAGGATGGCCAGGCCCTTATAAATCAAATCAATCCACTCGGCCCGGCTCATGCGTCGAGGGTTTTAAGTTTGGTCTCCACCTGCTCCAGCTCGGCCTCCAGTTGGGCCAGCTTCTGCTGTTTGCGCACGTCGTTTGGGTTCTTTTTGAGAGCCCCGCGAGCTTTGCTCACCTGGCTCCTCAGGTTGTTGCGGTCCTTCGTAAGTCCCTCTTTGTCGGCCGGCGCCTCGGCCGCCGCGGGAGCTGCCGGCTGGTCGGGCAGCCGGTTGTTTAACAGGATGTACTCCTTTTGGCTGTTGAGCTCATCCAGCTTACGGGCCAGCGTCTCAATATTATCAACCACCTTTTTGCGTTCGGCGTCCGTGGCCTGGTCGCGGAGGCTGTTGCTCAGCCGGGCTTTTTCCACGTACACCTGGCTGGCCTGCACGCTGAGGGCCTCCAGGGCACTGAGGACCTCCTGGGTGGGCTCCTGGCCGCTCTTGCTTACCTGCTCCCTAATCTGCTCCACCAGGCCGGGAAACTGCTCACGGGCCTGATTGAGGGCCTGCTGCACCTCCTCAGATGCTCCCATCACTTTGCCCGGATCATCTATCAGCAGGTGGCCAGCGCGCTCCTGAGGGCCTCCCGGGGCCTGGATTGAGCCAACAGGTAGGCCGGCCAGGATGGGGTCGAACTTTTCAAGCGGTCCCCCGGGGTGGAATGCCAGTTGCATATCCCGATCCAGGGCCGCGGCCTCATCAGTCCAAACCTGTTCAATACCCAAACCGTTGCCGGCATTGCCCGGCTGGGCCGGAGCACCATCCTCAATAACAAAATCCGTGTTGGCGCCGTGCACCTCATCGGCCGGCGTCCTGATGGCCGGGGGCAAGCCAGAGCCGGGGAGCTGCTCCCCGTTGGCGCCGGCGCCCTCGGCCTGCTCAGTGGTACCATTTACCACCACTCCCTCAGGTCCTGGAGGGATGGGCTGGGCCTGCTCTGATCCGGTGGCCCCTGCCTGCTCACCAGGTGCTCCAGTTTCTCCCGTACCTGCTGGCTCCGTGTGGGGGGGGGTGATGCCGGCGCCGTCGAGGCCGGCCGGCTGCTCATCGGGGAGAGCCGCCACCACTTTCTCCAGTTCATAACGTAGCTTTTGAGTATTGAACTGATTTTGCTTTTTTGAGAGGGCAGTAAGGAGCCCTTTGTTTGCACAGTGGGGCCTGAGCAGGGCCAGGCCCTGCTCATAATCGGGCGCCTCGTCGAGGAGCCACTGCTGTATTTTTACTTTGCTCATGGGGTGCAACAAGGGGTTAACGGTAAGCAAGTTACGAACCCGGGCCAGCTACCAAAAAGGGCAAAAAAAAAGGCACGTCCAATGAACGTACCTTTTCCCCTTTATTACGCTTAAAAAATGAATACTTTACTTTGGTCTAGCTCACCAAATCCTTCACCGGCTGAGGGGCCCGGGGAGCCTTTACGGGCTCCACTTTCTCCACGTACCTGCTGCCGCTGTCGAACAGGAATTTGGCTTGCTGCTCGGTGATGCCCACCAGTGCCACGGTTTGATCCTTGATCACTACCTGGCCCACGCCCTCATGGTTAACTAGGCGGTAATTTTTCAAATTTGCCATCACTCAAAAGTTACGATATTAAACCTACGGAACAGCTACCACGGGGATTTCTCCCTCGTAAAAAAACGGCTCGTTGGCCTGTCCTACCTTAAACGTAACGGTGTACCCGTTCTTATCGGTGAACACCTTTCCGCTGGAGTAGTCGGGCGTGCACATCATGCCCCGCTGCATGGTACCACCCACCCGCTTTTGCCCTTTGCCGTCTACTACAATGATTATACACCGTTGGTTAAGCATTGAGTTCATTACTTTGGCAATTGCCGGGTTAGAGCCCGGGATATAGCAGCTTGCCGTGATTTCCCAAGCCTGGTTGCCAGCCTCACCGATTGCTTTTACGTTGAGGTCTGAAGTATCTTCAGCAAATTCCCATTTGGCAAACGCTTTGCCAGGCTTTGGCACAATGGCGCCGGTGATCACCATATCCCCCTCCACGGCCGGGGCGGGAATGCTTTGCACGTCCACGGCCCGGATCACGTAAAAGGAGTATTGCCCGCCCGGGTTGCTCCCGCAAAATTCGGGAATGCTGCCCACGGGGATACAGATACCCACCATTCCGCTCATCACCAGCAGGGCCAGCAGCGGGGCGGCCAGGGTGAGGAGCCGCGGGCTGATTTCCACGGAGAAAAACAGCACGATGAGCAGCCCCAGCACCAGGCAGAGGGCTGCTAATTTTTTATTGAGGGCGCCGGCCAGCAGGCCCGTGCCCAGCACTTTGGTAAGAGTTTTCACAATTGATAGCTGGAATTGAAGGATCGAGGAGGAGGAGGAAAAGGCGCCCCTGGGCAGTCGAGCCAGGGGCGCCTCACTTTGCCGGTTATGCCCGGTTGTTTTGCCAGATATATTCGGGGAACGCGTAGTTCACGCCGGCGCGCCAATCGCCCAGCATTTTGAGCTCCCGGTTAAACTCCTGGAAGGTGAGCCGGCTCATATCCCCGTTGCCGGCAGCCATGTATTTGAAATTGTAGCGGGGGGTGATGATGATCCGCTGGGAGCCCTGGAGGCCCTCCTCCACTTCAAACTTGATGTTGGTACCATCAATGGCCTGCTTGGAAAACCCGGTATTGTAGGGCAGCGCGCCGTGCGTGCTCCGGTAATCCTGGTTATAGTAGTCCATCAACGTGGGGGAAATGATGCAAACCATATCCCTCATGCGGAACCGGTCGGGCACCAGGCTCTTTACTGCCTCAATGGCATCCAGGGCATTGGCCGGCGTGATCACCAGGGCAGCCTGGTCCACGATTTGGGTACCCTTGATGATGTTGGCGGCAATATCGTCGGCAATGATTTTGAGGAACCCGTGGTACATATCGGCCGGCTCACTGCCGGCAGAGTTGCGCACCCCGCGGTAAAGGGCCTCCAGTTGGTCGTCCTCCTTCAGTTGGGCCAGGATCAGCTCAATGAACACCTTTTGATAAGGCAAATCATTGATTTTCTCCGGGTTGCGGTTCTCCAGTTCGCCCAGGTAGGACTTCCAAAGGGCGTCCATGTCCTCCTCATCGAAGGCCAGATCCACCTTGCACTTTTCCACGTAGCCGTAACGGGGCTCGGGCTTCACGGCGTCGGCTTTGGGGTCGAAGGTGTTTTTACCACCAGGCTGGGCAATCTTGCTCAGCTTGATTTTGTTGAGCACCACCCGATCCACCACGTCGGGGATGAACTGCACGTAACTAAAGAAGCTGCGATCATCCTTAAACACTTGTTTGAGGATTTCGGGGTTTTTAACCACGTGCCGCTTCAGGTCGGCCGGCACGGCGGTAAAGTCGAGGGACTTGCTCATTTTTAAATTGCTCGTTTTGACGTTTTTTTACTACTGAAAAAGGGGGTGGCTGCCGGGCCGGCAGCCGGGCCGGGGGTACCGGTGGAGTTATTTGCCCTTTGCTTTTTTGATGCGTTTTTGTTCTTCCAGGGCTGCGGCGGCTGCCCGTTCGTTGGCGCTGAGCCCTTCCTCACCCTCATCCCACTTATTGCTCTCATCATCGGCTCGGGGGTCCACGGTCGAGTGCTCACGGCGCCACTGCTGGAGGGTGGCCAGTTCCTGCCGGGCCTCAGCCAGTTGGGCGGTGGTGGTGGTGTTGAGGGTGTTGGCCTCAGTGAGCTGCTGCTCCAGCTCGGCCAGGCGTTGATCACGCTGCTCCAGGGCTTGCTCGGCGGCCGTGAGGCTCTGCTCAGTTACTTCCTGGTTATCTTCGGCAGCCTGGGCGCCGGTTTTATCGGCAGCCTCGGCGCCGGCTTTAAAGCCCAGCAGGGCCGCAATGCGGGGAAATTTCATATTGGAAAAGAAAGAGTTTGCAGGAGGGGGGGTGTCAGCTCCGGGGAGGGTCTCCGCGGAGGGTTTGATGGCAACCGCATGGGCTGGGGCCTGCTCCGTAGCTACGGGCAGGGTGTCATGGATGGCAGAGGGGCCTGCCACGGCCAGCCGGTGGGCCTCGTTCACGGCGTCCTCCAGGGTGCCCACGGCATCCACCAGGCCCAGCTTTTTGGCCTCCTGGCCGCTGTATACCTTGCCCGTCCAGGGGTTGGCATCTTTGGCCAGCTTATCCCCGCGGCCCTTTTTTACCGCGGAAATAAATGTCTCGTGGATGGTGTCGAGCTGTTTGGTGTACTCGGCAATGAGCTCATCGGTAAGGGGCTCCACGCTATTCATGCGGGCCTTGTCCACGGCTTTGGAGCTTCTCAGGATGGTGATTTTCTGGCCCATCTTTGCCAGGAACTCCTGGGCGTTGGTGTGGGTGGCCAGCACCCCGATACTGCCCACGTAGCCGGTGGTGAGGCTGTTGATGTAGAGTTTGGAAGCCTGGGAGGCCACCCAGTACGCCGCGGAGGCCACAAGTCCATCCCCGTAAGCCACAATGGGCTTTTTGGAGTTGGCCACCACGCGGGCCAGCTCCTCGGTACCGTCAACGGCGCCGCCCGGGCTGTCCACGTCGAGCACAATGCCCGAAATGTTGGGATCTGCATTAGCCTGCTGGATCATGCTGATCACCTCCTTAGTGCCCAGGGAGCAGTAACCCCCGTTTTTCAGCATCGTACCCTGGAGGGGGATGATGGCCACCTTTTGGCCGGTCTGGGGGGAGGCTTTGCCGCTGGCAGCCTGGCCGCTGCTGTACTCATCGGAGAGGGATGCCGGCGCCGGCACGGCGTAAAACATTTGCGGGAGGCCATCCTCCCCGTAGCGTTCACTACGACGGCGCGAAACCTGCCCCAATGCCGGCAGCAGCTCCTGCCCGGCGTGCAACCGGTCCAAAAGCACCGGGTACACCATTCCAAAGTATTTCGCTTCTAGCAGCCAGGCATTGGTGGCAAGGATTTCGAACATAACACCCCTTTTGTTTGCCCAAATTTGGCAGCCTGGGGAGGGGGAGAGTAGGACGTAAAAGGAAAGGGCCCCCGGGGTGGTCCGGGAGCCCTCTGGCTTACTTTCTGGAGGCTTTGAAATGCTGGGCCATATCGGTGGGGGCCTTTTTGTAGGCTTCAGCCAGCAGGTGCACCAGGGCCCAGTATTCGGAGCACGTGCGGGGCTTGTCGTAGGTTGGGCCGGCCCACCAGCCCGTGAGCCGGTACAGGGGATGCCAGAGCACCAGGCTCAGGTAATCATACCCCCCGTTCCACGCGTCCAGGTCCTCCCGGGTGATCACCGTGGCCGGGTCGCACGGCAGCACCTCATAAACCCGGTCGGGGGAACGCTCCAGCCAAATCTCCCACCGGGTGCTCCGGCGTGCTCTCCGCTTGCCTCCTCCCCTCATTTCCACCACCCGCACCACGCCCTGCTCATCCACGTGGATGCCGGCCCAGTGGTTCCAGTGGGAGCTGGTGGCCAGCCGGATGATCCAATATACCCAGGTCAGGGGCCGGCTCCAGTAAGCCGGGTTGTGCACGGCAATTTGCCAGCCGGTCCGAAAGTCTTTGGTTTCCATCGTTTTACCAGTTGTCCCCGTAGACTGCCACAAATGCATCCGTAACCACAAAGTGATAAGGCTTATCAGAAAGGCCCAATTTTCGCCGGATGCCCTCCTCAATCATCTCCTCAATCCCGGGCCGGGGTTCGGGGTTGAGTTTTGAAAAATGCCACCAGAGCACGGCCTGGAGCTCTCCCACCGTGCGCTGCACCTCCACGGGCTCCAGCAGCGGGTGGGCATGGTGGGGGTAGGTGTCCCCGGTTTCGTCGGTAACCATCCAGAACAGGAGGTTTCCGGCCTCATCCCGGGCCTGCCGCATTTCCACCCGGGTGATGGGGGTAAAGGTTTCCGTGCCATCGGCTGCCACCTGCCGGTGCACGGCCGGCAGCCGGGTGGTATCATCCACCTGCATGGGTTTATACTTGCCCAGGTCTACGGTGGGGCTCATGCCTGGCTGCTCTACGCGTTCGTGCACGTGGATGAGGATATTGGCCTCCCCATCAAAATAAAGTTTGGCCGGCGAGGCAATAAAGGTGATGGCCTGGCCTTGCTGGGAAATCGGTATTTTTATCATAACGTAATGATGGGATTGCGCGTAAAATGGTCGCACCAAGCGGTTTGCCCGCTTTGGGGCTGGCCGCCGGCCGCCACCTGGGCATCGGTGTAATTAGTGAGGGAACCGTTTTGAAAAGTGGCAAGGCCCGGGTTGTAGGTGTTGGCGTAATCGTTGACCACCCGGCCGTTTTTTTCATTGAAAAACCAATAGGCTTGTATGCTGCTCCAGGTAGATTCGGGAGGTGGGGCGCCGTTGCCGGAGTTGTAAAGGGCCGCCACCTGGGCATCGGTCAAACCCTGGTTAAAAACGATATAATCATCCAGGTACCCGTCAAGCGAACGGCCCAGCAGGAGGGCGGCCGTGTTGGTCATGTTGGGATCATTGATTACTCCCCCCTGAGGGTTCAATCGGAGTACGCCATTTACAAATAGCTTATAGGCGCCCGTGTTGCCGTTTGCTCCTGAGAGGCCCCGGGCAATTCCATCCCTGGAATAAACTAAATGCACCCACTGATTGGGGGCAATGGTGTTTGATGCGTTTAAATCAAATAACTGATTACCATTGAAAATAACCCGGAAAAATGCCGCTCCCATTGCTGTGTTGGAGTTGCCGGCAATCAGGAAGTTGATACGTGCCTGAGTCGTAACGCCGGGGTCTTTAATGAGTAGATCATGGTTAAAGGTCACGGCGAGGGGATAGGCCCAAATGGAAAAGGCAAAATCCCCCACCCCAAAGTTGAATTTGCCGTTTTGGTTGATGCTCACGCTGGTGCTTTGCGACCTGAACAACCGGAGGCAATTCTCGAATGAGTAGAGGTATTTTGCCCGTTGGTAAACCCTTCTTTTTCTCATGTTGGCGGCCCGTTAGTAAGTGAATTCTACCAGCACGTACCCGCGGTTTTGCCCCGCTTGAAAGACGACATTGGCCTCAATAGTGTAGTTGAGGGCCTGGGCCGCCGTTAGGGCAGCCACGGCCGCATTCAGGTTAGCCACCCCGGAAACGGGTGCCCCCCCGTTGATGTGAAAACTAACGGAGGCAATGGTGGCCCCCAGCGTGATGGCTGAGGCTGTTACGCGGCGGTTAAAGACGGTTCCCGCCGTGGTGGCAAGGCCCGCGTAATCGGTGGCCCACTCCCACCTGAGGCCCTCGGCCGCGTTGGCCACGGCATAGCGGGAGAGCTTGCCAAAGAGTTGGAGAAACGTATCCGTGTGATGAGGCTGGCCCGGCAGGTTTACATCCAGGCCCGTGGCCGTTATGCCCCTGACCGTGGCGGCAATACCCTCCATAAACGCCTTTATTTTGCCAAATGCCTCTTGGATTGAATCCGTTTCCAGCAGCCCCCCCAGCAGATTGCCCAGGCCCGTAAGCCGCTTGCCCAACACGGCCGCCCGGGAGAGCACAATGGCCGATAAGGTGCCCGACGCCTCACCCCCCACGGGGGGATCAGCCGGGGCAGTACTCCCCCCGGCAATGAGCACCCACCGGCCTGGGCCCGTGGTGGGGATGATCACTTCCTCATCATCGGCCACCTGGGCAGAATCCCGGTGGAGGGCAAACAGTTTTTTGAGCCCCTTTACGTAGATGAACCCACGATCCGGCCAGTCCTGGCTGGCCGTGGTGTCCAGGGCTTTGAGGCTGGCCAGGTCGTGGGTGGGATTGAACACCACCCCACGATCCATTTTGAGCAGGATCTGGCTCATGGCTGAAAAAATGGCATCGGCCGTAAGGGTGGCGCCGTTGGTGCGCCGGAGAGCCGTATCCGTGTTTGGCAGGTGGCTGGGGGAGAGTTCAAACCAAAAGGCATTTTCTGCCGGCACCCTGTTGGCGTTGTCGTTTACCTTGCTCTGCCAGAACTTGCTGCCGTGCGTCACCTGGTCACCGGCCCCGTACACCAGGTTGGAGGCCCACGGTGCTATGGCATCGGCCTGGTCCTCCGGAAAGGGTATTTTGTCCTCCTGGATGTTCCAGGAGGAAATGATCAGTTTACGGATGATGTCCCGGGCCTGGGCCGGGGTTATCATTTCGGTGATGTTGTCCTGGAATATCAGATCAGCCAGGGCCAGCAGGGCCTGCCGGTTGAGTTGTTCGCTCATCGTCTACGGAAACCAAAGGTGAAACCGGGGTTGAAAACTTTACGGGTGCCGGCCGGGGGCACTTCAAACATTCCGTAAAACAGGGCTTTGTGGCTGCATTCGCCGTTAAAAGTCAATTGGTGGCCATTTTTGCCACTTGCGCCCTGGCCCGTCTCCAGCTTGTGGGAGAACCTCAGGGGCTGCCGCTTGCTGCCGATCAGCTTGCAAACGCCGTTACTGTCCATGTAGAGAGCCAGGCACCGGATGCCGGTTAACCGGTCCATCCAGTGCCCGGCGTCGGGCGTGTCACGGGGCACCCAGAGGGAAAGGCTTTGTTTGAGAAAGTCCCCGTGCTCAGTTTCCTGGTGCTGCTCCTCGTACCCCCCGGCGTCGGGTGCAAAGACAATATCCAGGTAATTGCTCCCGTCCACCAGTTCCAGCTCCTGGAGCACGTTGTGGCGGGAGCTGGGGGGCATGGCCACCAGGTTCTCAGCCGGCAGGATACGCACGTAATCCAGGCCGCCCAAAACGCCCCCGCACACGCCGTACAGGCCGGTGATGCCCCCCAGGTCGATCATGCCAGGTCTGCCTCCTCCAGCAGGGTATAACTGAACCGGTTGCGCCGTAGCTTTACGGAGGCCTGGCAGAGGGCAATTACTTTGCCGTAGCTCACCGGGTTTTGCACAACCTGGCAGCCGGCAGAGTAGGGGCCCACCAGTTCCAGCTCCAGGGTGGAGTGGGCCCGGTGGAACTCGATCCCGAACAAACCGGTAACCTCCTTTAGGGGGCCATCCAGCAGGGTGGTGTTTTTGTTGTTGTCCCTCCAGCCGCTCACCGGCGCCACCTGGTCCAGGGCCACGTACTTGCCTTTATGTGAGCCCAGGGCCCACAGGTCCAGGTGCTGGCCCGGCTTTAGGATGAACGTGCCGGCAGGGTCCAGGGGCTTTAACAGGTAGTTTGCCCCCGGGTCGGTGGTGCCTTTGTAAATTGAAAAAATTTGCTTGCCGGCATCATCCTTACAGGCAATGACAAATAAATCATCGAACCGGTTAGCCTTTCGCTCCTTACTCCGAATGCCGATGATGTTTAAGTGATACGGGCGCCCATCATCAAACCACTGGTAGCCCTTCTTTGTGAGCACTTTCTGGATTCTTTCTAGCGTTGGTTTCATGGCTCGAATGTAAGCCGGGCCAGGGCCGGAAAGTAGGACCGGAAAGGGGGGGGTATAAACGTAAAAAAGTGCCTCCCTGCTTTGGAAAGGCACTTTTTTGGTGGACCCATTCGGGAGTTTTCCGGACCTAAACGGGAATTAATGGACCCATTCGGGAGATTCCTGGACCCATTCGGGAGGTTTTTATTTTAGGCGGCCTGCCTGGCCAGGTCGCGGGCAATTTTCTCCTTTGCATCCCTCCAGACTTTGCGCAACGTCTCCAGGTCCATGTGGTCGGGGTTGAGCTGGTACCGGTCGTAAAACGTGTTGAGAGCATGGTTCTCATTACCGGTAATTTCGATCTGGCCCTTCACCCAGAGGATGAACTGCTGGCGAAAAAACTTGTCGAGGAAATTGCCCATTGCCCGGGCACTCTCGGGGGTGATGGTTTTGTACTTCAGGCTTTTGGGGAGGGTCACCTTCAGGGTGGTGAGGCCCTGGGTGTTGAGCTTTGGGGCGTCGAGCCGGTAAGGGCATTTCTCTGCATTCATTAGCAGCAGGGCGCCCATAAAGCTGGAGGAGTGGATGGCAATGGGCTCAGGGCCAAACTCGGCCAGCATGAAGGCCTTTACGTAGGGAGCCACAGGGATCTCCTTTGTATTCTTATTCATAGTTTTAATTGCTCGTATGGTCCTAATAAATAGACAGGTGAGCAATTTACCGCCCCTACCCTACTCAAAATTGTACAAATTATACAGGTATCTCACACGTATGATTTTGGGTCCGAAAAATTGGACCATCACCAGGTTACCCACTTACCCCTTGGGCTCCTTTCCTCGCCCGCGTGTGGCTGGAAAGGTGGCCGTAGTACCTGGCAGCCTCAGTAAACTGCCGGCCGCACTCGGTGCACGTGAACCCAGGGCTTTGTGGGGGCGGTTCCGCCGATGGCGCCGGCGCCGGCGCTGCCGGCACGTCAGGGCCCTTGATCAGGTGCTGTATGTTGAGGTAATCCACCACCGGTACAAGCAACCGATTACAGTGGGGGATCATTTCGCGTACGTAGCCGTTGGCCTGCTGCACTTCGCCGGCTGCCATTGCAGCTAGATAGAGGCCACGGATGCCCTCCAGCAGGTTAAGGCGCATTTGTCGTTCTGAGTTCATGAATTGAGTTTGGCCCATCCTTCACCTCCTCCGGAAACGGTTTGATGTACTGCCCGCATCCGTTCAAGGAACTGCTGGGCATTGTCCTCCCCATAGTCGTGGAGAGCTCCCTGGGCCACCCACTCATCCCTGAAACTTAACTTTAACTCAACCTGAATCCCTTTTATACGGGTGGTCTGAATCAACTCATAAAAATCCTCATCATCATTGTACTCCACCACCACCAGCACCTGGTGTTCGGAGAACGTGAATAGTTTGGCAAAGTGATTCATCAGGCACCTCCCTCTGGGTTTGGTTTGTCCACCTGGGCCTCCAGGATGGCATCAATCATGCGTTTCCAGCCAATATCCACCAAGCGGATTTTTACCTCCCCATCCGGCCGCAGCACCGTGATTGTCTCCCCTTTCACCAATGCCTCAAAATGCTCCCCATTGAGTAAAACCCGGATCTCACTCATGGTTCCTCCCTTCCTGCTCCGGGCTGATAATGCGCAGTTCCATGCCGGTGCTCTGGAGAAAAATCTCCTGCACCTGGCTGATGGTCTCGGCAGTAAGTTCCACGGGGCCCACCTGCTCCTCCCGAATCTTGATGGTGGCTTGAAGTGCCGGCCGCTGAAATACTTGATTTGGAATCTCCAGGTTTATCAGCATGGCCACCTCATCATCCGTGAGGTGGGGCTTTGTTTTGGTGGTTTTGATCCGGCCGGATTCACTCACCACTAGGTAGAACTTTGTTTTCATCGGAGGGGGTTAATCGGGTGAATCATGGGTAACGATTGATCAACTTTGCCCAGGGACGTGCGTAGTAAAATTGAGTCCCAGGGGTGGTAAAGGAGTATCTCCCGCAGAGCCGTCCACTCGGCAACGGTGAGGGTGACCTGGCCAGACGTTTGCCGCTTCGCACAGAGGGCTTTGTACCTCTGATTGAGTTTTTTACGAATAGCGTGCACCACCAGCAAGGTGATGGCACCATGCAAGAGTTTAGGGTGCTGATGGGCCGCCTTTAGGGTAAGAGCCCGGTCCATTTCCTGGAACTCCTGAGTCGAGAACTTTACCGAGTGGCGGGTGGCCAGGTATTGTATGTTGAGCAGGAGCTGCCCCTGCTCCTCGGTCGTAAGGTGGAAATTCGTGCCTTGCTTTACATCCATACCCCATTTTGAAACTTCATTATCACATCCGTTTTGCTGGGCTCCACCCGGTTGGGGTAGTGGTTTTTGTAGATCACGGCCTCCTCCACCCGGTCCACCCGTTTGGCCACGTTGTTTTTGTGCCGCTTGATCTCCAGGGCCAGGCTGTACTCACCCAGCCGGTTTTTCCCTAGTCCAAAGAAGGGCACCGTGTTGCCATCCACGTAAGTGACTTTCATAACCGTTTTGGCCTTAACTTTCATTTCGTCGGTGATATTCATGCGGTTGCAGTGTGTTGAGTGGGAGAATTGATAACAGTGGCACCAGTGCCCGGCTCCGGCTGTTCGCCGGCCTGGGTACAGTAAGCGAGGAAGGCGTTGAGGGCCTGCTCATCACGTAGTTTCGAGATCCGGACGTGCCAATACTGGTAGAGCTGGAGCCGGCTCATGCTGCTACCGGCTTTGAGGCCCCGCGGCGCCTGTCCGGTTTCCATCGAGGCCCGGGCTTTCTGGAGCTCCAGGCTTACGTGGTACTGTTGCCTGAGCAGCCTGGTGCGGAGCCACCACTGGTAAGTGCGTACAAAGCCGTGTTCGAACTTCGAATCAAAGTATTTCACCGGGTGGGGTATAAACCGGTCGGGGGACCGGTTCACGTATTGCCAGGCCAGTGTGATCCGGTCCTGGCAATTGTGAAAATATTGGTGCCACTCCTGATCCGTCCACTCCTGCGAATCAACCGGCCGGAATGAAGCAAATACATGGCGGTAAATGGTGTTTTTAGCCCTTCGCTCCTCCTCCGGGCTAAACGCATAGTGCTGGTACAGAGTCTTTTTGGCAAACTCCCATAGCAAAACCACGTAGGTGAGGTACTTCTGAGGGGCAGGCCCGGAACCAGACGACGCCTTGCCGGTGGCTAGTCGTTGGGGCGTTTCGTTGTCCTCTTTCGAGGATAACGGGTCTGGCTCCGGTTGCTTGCTTCCCATATCTTCAGTTGCGCCGGCCGGCCCGCCGCCCGCCCCGCGCAACCTCTGTTCTTGCTGTTCCTGCGGCAAATTTTCCTTCAAAAATGTTTGGGGATTCGCCAAAAGAGGGCTTGCTTCCCATGTTCCTGCCCCTATGTTCCTGGGCTGTTCTTGCTGTTCATGCGCCGGCGCCGCCAGGCCCGGCCGATGCCTTATATCCTCCTCCCCCTCGGCCACGCACGTGTCCACATCGCTATTAGTATTACCCCCTGTTCTTGTAGATTTAGGCGGTAAATTTTCCTCAGGAGGGGCCAAAATAAGCGAAATTGCCGGTTTTTGATCTTTCAAAAAATCGGTGGGGCACGGTTTAGCGAGTAGAATCCACTTAGGTATCAACAGCTCATAGGGGTTCGTGCGGCCCCTGAACCGTTTGCGGATCAGCCCGGCCTCCTGGAGCCGGAGCAGCCGGTTGTATGCCGTTTTTTCGCTGATCGTTCCTTTGCTGAGCCGGGTCCAATCACAGTTGGAGGCATAGAGTGGTAGCCATTCATCACCCTCGGGGCTCACGCCATAGGTATACACCCGGCTGGCCCGAACAGCTATCCACCGGATCATATTTACCTGACCCTCACGAATTTTGTTTGTTAAATTAACGTTCCAGTTCAGATCTTTGACGTGCTTTTCGAAGTTGGTGGCCACGATGTCCGGGACAATAGCGCGCTTTTTACTCATATTTTGATTTTATATATAGTTAATTCACTAACCCCGGATTTTTTGAATCCGGGGTTTTTCATTGGCAAAAGGTTCCCTTACCCATTAAATGGGGGCGCTCCTATCAGAATAGTGCAAAAATGGGCAGCCCTTTTCAGGAACCGCCCAGTGCCGTTAGGTTGGTCGTAGCAAGTAGCTGCGCCACTGTTAGGTGGCCTTTTTCAATCAGTAACTGGAGGAGTGCCCCCTTAGCCCTAGCCTCTGTCGGGTGTGTATGCACCCCGACGGGGTACGTAGCAATTGAGCAAGTAAACAGGCCATTATCCCGCTTCAAAGTTTGGTGCAAGGGGGGCAACATCATGCCCAGTTCCGTGCCGTTGTACGCCTTGTACTGCTTTAACTCCCGGTACCGGGAATTACCTGAGTATTGCATCCAGCAGTCACACAGATCCACGGCCGCCCATTGCTTTACCCCACGCTGCTCACTCACCTGGTCCCGGTCGAAAAAGGATAGCCAGAGGAACGTACTATGCAATTTGATGCCAACAGAGTCAAAAAATTGGGCCTGTTCGGGTGAACAAACCTGATCAGCTACCAGCATTCACACCTCCCTCCTCTTGATCAACACAGAACGAACAAACCTGGCAAGATGCGTCCGCCCAGGAGCAGCCGCCCGAGCACGCATTTACCCAGGTACAACCACAATGCCGGCAGCGCCGGAGGCCACCGGTGGGCAGGATGGCGTGCAGAAAGTAGTGGTGCCCCCTTTCGATCAAAGAGAACAACAGCAGCGTTTTGGAGTGACGCCACCGATGGCGCAAACGGCTCATACTACACCCTCCTTTCCAGTATCTGCTGCCGGGCCTGGCACGGCCTTACGGTCCTCTGCCGGCAGGGCACGGCCCGCTTTAAGGCCGATAATGAGGAGGGCCGCCGGCGAGGATGCCATCACGGTCACGGTGGCGCCCATGCCCGTCACGAGTACGTCTTTATGGGTCACCTCTGGGCTGCCGGTAATGGCTGCAATGAGTTTTTCGTACTCAGCAACTGAAAGATTAACTGTACACTTAACCATTACGCCACCGCTTTAAAGGTCTCACAAGTGCTAAGCCAGGTAGCCACCTGATCCTGCTGCTCCACCAGGTGGCTGAAATTGTCCACAAAACCATCCTGCCGGCAGTAGTGAGGGCACCGTGAGAGTCTCCAAACCTGGAGAGCAATGGCCCGGGCAATTCGTTCCTCCATAAGTTGTAAATCCTTAACACTGGGTTTGTTTTGGCTAGGCAAAGAGCTATCTTGCCCACCAGTAAAGGGGGGTACATTTCTCATACTTTTGAGATTTAGCGGTTTTTTTAGTTTGTGGGTGTTAAACCTTTTACTTCGTGTTGAAAAAATGCAAAAGCCAGCGCCTCGGAAACCCTGGCTTTTGCTCTTTATGTAGTCTCCTCCTGTCCCTCCGCTCCCTCCGCGGCATTAGCAGGTTGTGCCGAACGTTTAGGGCGCACAGCAGATTTTACCTGTTTGGCCACCTCCTCACGCATGAGCTCGGTGAGTTGCTTGATTACTTCCTCGGTATTGAGCTGCCCGGCTGCTTTGATTCGCTCCTGGAGAGTGATCACCTCTTTCTCGGCTGCCTCGGCCCGCTGGAGCAGTTCCTTTTTGGTCGCATCGAACTCCTCTTTCTCCTGCTGCAATACTGCCACCTCCTGATCAGCGTTCTCCCGGTTCTGTCTCTCCACGGCCAGCTCTCCCTCCAGGCGTACCCTGGCCTCAGATAGGGCATGAACCTCCTGCTCTGCCCTAGCCCGTTCCTGCTGCTGATGGCTGGCTTTAATCAGCAGTTCCTTCATTTCGTCCTGGGCAGTGTGTAACTGATCAATCAGGCGGTTATGGTCCTCCTTTAGCACCCTAACCGTTGAATCTTGCTCCTCACGTGCCTGATCCAACGTTGCCATTTGCTCACGCAGCCTTTTCTGCTCATTTTGCGCCGCCACCAGTTCCTGGCTCATCCGGCTGTTTTTGGCCCGGGCCTCCCCTAGCTGACTGCTAAGATCCCCGTTGGCGCGTTTAATGGCTTCATTTTGTGAATTAACTTCATTCATCGCACCGTGAAGTTGGTTCACAGTTTCATTAAGTGAAGTCACTTCATTTTGTAGCATTTCAGCTAGTGCCAGGGCCGCATCCTTCTCCCCCACCATCTTATCCCACTCCTGGCCCATCCGCACGTAGTCGTTCATCACTTTGCTGAGGAAATAGGCCAGATCCTTGCCGTTGTACGTGTACAATGGGGCGGAATACTCAATTTGCAGCTCCTCACTAAACAGGGGCACGTCTGTCTGCACCAAACGCAGGCCCAGCTCCGGGATCTCCCGCACGTGGAGTTTCCCATCCCGGATCTCGTTGGATACTTGCTGGAGGCTTTTGTGGGCCCGTTCCGCATACTGCTTTTGCGTACACTCCCGGTTAAGGTCAATTACAATCTGGTGGCTAGGGATTGCGTCTGTCATGGACTAGGGTTTTTTGGGGCGGATGATTAAGGACGTGCCATCACCAATGTTCCTTTTGGTGGCTGCTTGCTGAGGGGCTGGAAGTAGTTTCACTTTAACCTGGTGGGGAGGCTTGCCCTGCTGCTCGGGAGCATGGGTAACATCCTCGAAAGGCGTATCTACAGTATGCGGCCGGGAGGCGCCGGTGGCCCTGGTGCCGTCGAGGCCCAGCAGTCGCAAAAAGTTGGGGGCCGTGAGCTCCAGGTACATAAGGTAATTGTTCGAACCCTCGTACTTAGGATTGCTGCCACGCTGGGGTTTCCTCCAGGAGTCGAAAATATCAGGGTTATCCTTGCGGATCTGCTCCAGCTCCGGGAACACCTGCTCAAACTCATCTTCGGTACCTACCAGGCGTAATTTCATAAATCAGCACTTTGGGTTAAAACTTTGGCTGTCCGGGTGTAGCCGGTCTTTTGAAAGTCAGCAATCCAAGTCAACTTGCGAGGGCGCTGCTCCAGGGGTACTTCACGGGAGCCAGTTGGTACCAGGCGAAAGTGCCCCTTTACCCCGAAACCTTCCGACTTGACAAGAGTAGTGAACCAACGGGAGTCTATGAACTCCACCTTCACGTCGGTATCATTAAGGTACTTTTCCCCGTTGAGCACCGTGCGCTTGCCGGTCGGGACACTGGGACCGGCAACTTTGGTTTCTACCTCCGCGAAGCGAAGGAACAGCAGGGTGCAGCCGACAAAGGCAATGAACTGCCCGGGCACGGTTTCCGTGTGCCAGTAGCCGTGATGCTCCAGCCGCTGGGGGCCACCGGCTGAAGAGTTGAGAATACCGCACTCAAAGCCGCAAACAAAGTCCTTGACCATGAACATGATCATCCAAAAGCGTGTGTCGGGCGGGAAACGGGGCAGGGTGAACAAGCTGCGGTCGGTTAGAAACACCTGGCTGCGCAACGGGTCTAAAATCATATAGACGTACTGAATGCCGCCTTTGGCCATGATGATGCCATTCTCGGAAGGCAGTTCGTGCACGAACGGCCAGAGCTTGTTGCGGATGTTCAGATCATCTTCAATCCTGTCGAAAATAGTATCGGCCAGGTAGTAACGCTTCTGGGCGGCATACCGCTTAGGGTCGAGCACGCCGCTGGCCAGTCTCTGCTGGTAGGTATCCCCTTTAAAGGGTTCGCTCAGCGTATACATTAAAAGCAGGTTCAGCAAGGGTGAAGACTTGGCAAAGGCTCTGAAATCTTCGTCGCCATTGAATTCGAGCTTACCCCCTTTGCTCTTGCTCTTGGCATCAAACCAGCCCAGGCAGGGGAAATTTTTCTTATCAATCTTTGTCATGGTGCTCAAAACATAGAGGTTTGAGTCTGTTTGCGTAGGCTCAGTATTTCAGCATCCTTATGCCGGATGAGGCTGGCCAGGTCGTCTACCTGGTTTTGGAGAGCCCTCTTGCCGTTGTTGTAAAACTCCAGTTCCAGGGGTGTACTGCCGGCAAACTTGGGGTAATCGAGCAATTGCTGCTCAACGACCGCCTTTTGCTCCTCCAGGCCCTGGCGCTGCTCACGGGCCTGCTGGATAAGCGTCAAAATGTTCGGACCACTCATAAGTTACTGGTAAAATTTGCCCCTTTACGCTGCCGGCTCAGCCTCGGCAGCTTTGATCTCCTCATACACTGCCTTCTTCATGGCAGTGAATTTACTGCTCAGGCTTTCGAATATGAGAGTAAGCCGCTCATCAACTACGGAGGTGTTCCTCACGTTACGGACCTTGATCCTGTCGTACTCCGGAAAGAGTTCGGTGATGATCTCCCCGTAATTCGATGGCAACAAAGGCTGACAGTTTAATACCCTCATTTTAAGGTCGGTCCGCTCCTTCCCCTTCAAATTTTTGTTGGCCGTGGCTTCCATATTCAATTACCTTTGGTTATGTTTGGTCATTAACGGTGTTCATTAATACCATGAACTGCCGCAATAGTAACACACCTTTGGTTAATTGTCAATACTTTTGATGAATTATTTTTTCTTTCACCCAAAAAAATCTTGAATTAGGTATGGAGGAGGTATCTAAAAAAGCGATAAAAAGCCGATTCATGGCACTGGCCCATGAGATTATGCTAAAGCAGAAGATGCTGAAAGAGAGGGCTTTTGCTGAGAGTATTGGCATAAGTCCCAACCAATGGAGCAACATTAAGGGGTCAGAAGATAAGTATATCACTGCCGAAATGGTTGCTACTACACTAAGAGTGTATTCTTATGTAAATCCGGATTGGTTGCTTACTGGTCAGGGGCAAATGTTCAGATTGGAGGCGCCCACTGGGGCAGGCAAAACTGAGGCCGCGGCGGCACTGACAATTGAAAAAATCCAGAGCCTGGAGTGGGCTCAAAAGCTAATCGAAAGGTTAGAAAAAGAGAATGAAAGGCTCTGGAGTATAATCCAAAAAGCCGGGTTGGGAAAGATTAGGGGTGTACTTGCTGAGGCAGCATTAACAGACCAGGAAAAGGAACTATTAGTTTTTTTTCTCTCCAGGGATGTTAATTCGGGTACACCCTTTGCGCACGTAGCGCAATTAGCTGTAAGTGAATAATTTACGGGTTAGAGGTTCAAATCCCTCTCTCTCCGCTTTATTACTTCACCTACAGCTAACCCGCCCCCCAAAGCGGGTTTTTTCATTCCCTCCCAATCGTTTACATAGTTCATAAAATATAACCCGCGGGTGTACTGTACCCTCGTGAAGTGTGTAAACACGGGTACACCCGAAAAGTGTACCCTTGAAGTAGATAAACTTACAAACTCAGTTTTCCGAAAGAGGTGATAAAATTTTCTTATGGACAACTGTAAAAAATCCAACGAAACAGAATGCACGTCTTGTTCAGACTGCGTAAAAATGCCCGGGACAAGCAGGCCCAGGCCGTCGTTTACTGCCGCATCACCGTCAACGGTGAACGCGCCGGCGGTGAGTTCTCCACGTTCGTAAAGGTGCTCCCTGATCAGTGGGACCAGCACGCCCAGCGGGTGAAGGGTAAGAGCCTCAAAGCCGGCGACGATAACGCGAAGTTAGACCAGATCCGTTCCAAACTCCGGGGCATCGAGTTGGACCTCACCAACAAAAACAGGCACGTAACGGCTGATATAATCCAGCAGTATTACCTGGGCCGGGCGGAGGAGCAACTCACTTTCCTCCAGGTGTATGATCGCTTTATTGAAAAGCAGGGCAAAAAAGTGGGCATAAGCATAGCTCAGGCCACTTTTGATATTTACCAGATCCGGCGCAAAAACCTGGAGCTGTACCTCCATTCGGTAAAGAGTGCCGGCCTCCCTCCTGCTGAGTTCAACAGCCGGCACGCGGAGGAGTTTGCCCTGTTCCTCCGGAGCAGTAAAAGCTGCTCCCAGGATTACACCATGAAGAACCTGCAAACCATTAAGCAGGTGCTCCGGTTCGCAGTGAGGCAGGAGATCCTGCTTAAAAACCCTATGGAGGGCTTTGAGTTCAAATTTTCGAAGGTCAAAACGCCGGCGTACCTCACCGATGAGGAGGTGGCCAGGATCGCCGCTTACCCGTTCCCTACCAACTTCCTCCAGCGGGTGGCGGACCTGTTTTTGTTCCAGGTGTTCACGGGCTTTGCCTACGTAGATGCCGTTTCCTTCCATCCTGATCACCATATCCGGCTCTCAACCGATGGTAAGCCCTGGGTGTACAAGGCCCGGCAGAAGTCCACGGAGCAGGCCGTGCTGCCCTGGTACGGCCGGGCCTTCGAGCCGGCCAGGCTCATCCTGGAAAAGTATAACGGGCAGTTGCCGCGCATGACAAACCAGGTTTACAACCGGTTGTTAAAGGAGGTGGCCCAGATCGTGGGCATCCAGAAGCGGGTAAACTCCCACATTGCCCGCAAAACGGCGGCCAGCCGGTGGCTGAATGCCGGCGTGCCGGAGGCAACGGTGGCCCGGATGCTCGGTCATTCAACAACCAAACAATTAAAGGTTTACGCCCAGGTGCTGGAGCAAAAAATTGCCAAAGATGTGGAGGTGTTGGGATAAGAAAGTGGCAATTTTCGTGCGGTCGCTGATCATCCGCACCGGTTTTGATGAATCTGTTACATACCCCGGCTACAACCGGGGTATTTACTTCTAAACCGTTAAATGAATAAACTACACGCCACGGGTAACCTACTCATTTGATGCTGTAAAACACAATTTAACAACTTTCCCCTTTTTCAATTATGGGCGCTGTAGCCGGAATTTTAGCCTTTATTTTAGTTGCCATGCTGTATTTCCTGCCCACCATCCTGGGCTGGAATAAGCGTAACGTGGTTGCCATCTTCATTCTCAACCTGTTGCTCGGCTGGTCGGTGATCGGTTGGATTGTGGCCCTCATCTGGGCACTGGCAAAGGACTCCACCACCACCGTGGTGGTAAATAACAACAACGGCGCCGGCAACGGTACCGGCCAGGTAACCGATGAGCTGACCAGGCTTGACGGTCTCCGGCAGCGGGGGGTAATCAATGATGGGGAGTTTGATCTCCAGAAAAAGCGGCTCCTGGGCGTTTAATTGCTCTTGCCTCCTAACGTAGCCCCTCAATTGAGGGGCTTTTTTTTGGCCCTATCAAGCCAGAACCCTGAAAAATGGGAGGTTCGCCGGGAGCATATGCCAGGTGATTCTGGGCGTAAGCAGCTCCACCTTACCGATGGCCACGCCCAAGCTCATCAGTATATCAGCATGATGGAACAAATCAGTCCAGGGAGATCCCCAGGAGGTGCGGAGGGCATTGAGAAAAGAGTAACCTCCCCCTGGCCGCACATTGGCCTGGAGTTCATCAGGGAGCTGCCGGAGAAAAGCCTCAATGGCCGGCCGGTGCTCCTCCAACTTTTCGGGGTCGAATCCAAAAGTTAAATACACCCCTTCCACAATCACGGCTTTATCAAACCGATCCCGTTCCACCAGGCAATCCTGGAAAACCTCGTTTAAATTCTTAACATTCAACCACATGGCCGGTGCTTTCTTTGATGAGTTTTACGTATTTGTTGACTGTCTTGTGTGAAATTTTGAGCTCTTTAGCCATCTGCCGGTTTGACTTCTCCTCTCCCATTAGTTTCTCCAACTTCCAAAGGATGTGCGCAGGCACTGCCTTACGGCCGCCCACCCGGCCCTCCTCCCGGGCCCTGTCGAGTCCTGCCTTTGTGCGCTCTGACAACCTGATCCGCTCCTGTTTGGCAAGGGTGGCCAGGATCGAAATGATGGCTTCTTTGAAAATGCCGGTACTGTCCAGGTAGCCCTCCGTGAATGACTTAAATTGCACTCCGTAGCTTTCCAGGCGCTGGAGGTAGTTGATGGTTTTCACCGGTCCCTCCCGCGTCAACCGGTCGAGGCTCCAGAACAGCAGCAAATCAAATTTTCGCTTACTGGCATCCTCCCACATCCGGGCAAAGCCGGCCCGCTGCTGTTCCCCCTTCGAGCCGCTTACGTGGTCAACGTACTCGGCAATAACCTGGTAATTGAGGGCCGTGCACCAGGTACGTAACTGCTGGAGCTGGTTCTCGGCCGTTTGGTCCTTTGTGGAAACCCTAGCGTAAATGGCTACTCTCATCCGCGGCCGGGCTTTGGTTTACGCAAAGCATCCCTTTCCACTTTACGCTCAGCGTTTTGGATGTTCTGTACAATGCTCAGGATAAAAGGGTTCTCACCCGCGGAGGTGATTAGTACCTGGCCGGTCTGCATATCCTCCGTGATGAGGAGGAAACTTTTTGACTTTTGGAGATCCTCCTGGGCAGCCTGTTTTTGCTCCAGGTGGGGCACGTCGGTACGTTCTACTTTCATTGATAGGGGGGTTAAGTGTAGATTGAAGAAATGGGCCGAAAGAGTTAACCAATTGGGGGGCGGTTCCAGCCAGGCCCCCGGTTGGCTTTGAGGGCCTCCCTATGCTCCTGCATGGTCTGCTCAAACTGCTCCCGGGCCTTAGCCCATAACTGGGCCATGCACTGCTCATACATGGGTACCGGCAGGGCCTCAATATCAGCTATCAGCCATTCATGTTCCCACCGGAGCCCGTTGAGGGGGTGGATCTCATCGGTTGGGCCCTCAACCCTTGTAACAAGCCGTTCGGGGCTGTTGGGTCCTTTAATTATGATCCGTTGCCGGATGATCAGGCCCATCCGAAGCAAAGCCAGGTAATTCTCATCCACGGGCACCCCCTTTCTGGTAGTGCTGCACAATGGCCCAAAGTTTCTTATTTGCCTTCAGCTCGGCCAGGGCCTGGGGGGTGGCCGGCTCCAGCAGGAGCTGGGCATCATACTGGTTTATGGCTTTGCACCTGGTGCAAACCACCAGGGCGCCGGGGTAGGGCCTGCCACTCCTGGGCTCCTGACTGATCGAGGTGGCGCCACCGGCCGGCCCACCACAAAAGGGGCATTCGGCCAGCACGTTGCCCATTGCCGATTTTAGGAATACTGTACTCATCATTAAAGGGTTTTGCGGCTGAAAAAGCGGAATCGTGGCGGTAAAAGCAGGTGGACACTGGAGGGAAATGGACCGGTTATGTTCCACTTTTTGCAGCCCTCTAATTTCACCATTTTGCCCGAAAAACGGGCCACTTTTCAAAAAGGTTTGGGTTCCACCACTAACTCCGTTCCGGAGGGGCCACCGGCCGGCCCGGGTAGCCTGGCCAGCCGGGGGCACCAGGCCACACGGGCCGGCCCTACTCATCCACAAAGGGAGGCCGGCCGTACGGGCTCTGGCCGGGCGGCCGGCCCAGGTCGTCCACGGTGGGCTGGTGGCCGCCAGTGTTGCGTCGAGGAGGAGGTGGTGGAGGGTTGCGGTACCCGGGCAAGTGGCCGGGCGCTGTGGGCACCAGCAGGCCGGGCTCCAGGTCGTTCATTAGGGCCCGCACCTTTGGCAGGAACCGGTGGGATGGCATCACCAGTGCGCCCACCAGGTAGATGGGCAGCAGGCCGAAAAACCATAGGGAGGTGCCCAGCAGCCGGATGAGGAGGAACAGGGCCAGCCGGAGGAAAATAATCAGGTTTGTGAGCATCACGAAAGGGCTTATTTAGAGGAGGGAGGGAAACGGCTGGTAAGCATTCGGTTTGCCAGGTACGTGCGGATGGCCAGGGGGAGGGGCTCCACCACCTGCACCTGGCCCCGGTGGTTAAATTCGAGGTTGCCATCCGGCATTTTCTTTACCCTGAAACCCAATTCTTTGAGCCGTTCAAATTCCATTTCCCTGGCATCATCCACGGCCTCCTGCACCACGTGCTCGGGCTTGCCGGCCAGTGCGGCGAAAAGGACAATCACTAAACGTTCCGGTACCATCTTTTCAATAAGTTGCTTATTGATAACTGGCTGTAAAATAGCCACCCCCGGGCAAACGCCGGCCGGCGCCGCCCGGGGGTGGCAGGGGGGG